CCCCTACGCTCAGGACTCGTCGCTCTCCATCATGCGCTGGAACTCGGCCAAAGCATCTAGAAGATCGGCGTCTTCAACCTTTTCACCATCTTCATCCGCAGCAGGCGTAGGAGCAGGAGCCGGAGCGGCTCCTCCTTCCTCGTCTTCAGTCATCCAGTCCGCAGGAATCATATCCATCTTGCCAAGATCCTTAGCACGCTTCATGATATGCTTCTTCGCTGCCGCCTTGTCTTTAGCACGACCGAAAGCCTGAATAGCATTGTCCAGATCAGCAACGTCCGCAATCGGGAAAGACCCATCCTCTAATGCTTCCCCCGACTCAGCCATCGCCTCACGCTGCTCACGAGAATACATGCGCTTAATGTCCAGTTCGGCTTCCAATGCCTTAATCTCGTCCTCTTCGCTCAAATCGTAACCAAACGGATCTTCCACTTCGTATTCATCAAATCCCAAAACCTTACCTTCAGGAGAAACGAACACATCGTAGCTCTTCTCTTCGGTATCGACCTCCACGACATACACGTCCTGATCAGCAAAAACATCGACCATTACGCCCATGACATCACCTTTGATTTCAAGGTCAGACAAAGCGCCCACTGCGGCTTTTTCGGCGTCTGCCTGGGAAACAATGTCCGTAAACTCTCCAGACTTGCCTTCAAGTTCAGTCTCATCAATACGAATCCATCCAAGCTCTTCACCGTCACCCGACAAGAAAACCTGAATCGCTGAGTCATCTGCACGCTTAACATCTACAACATAGATGTCATCGGCAGTAGAATACCCGGAACCCAAAATTTCCGAACCTTCATGCAGCGACTTTACACGAGTCTCAATATCGGCTAGACCCGGAAGGTCATCACTAGGCATACATCCTCCTTGACAGAAATCACACGGTTGTTCAACAGACTTACGACTAAACCCACACAGGAAGTCATCTGACTTCATGCCCTCCATAGGCGCGGGAGCAGGAGCAGGAGCAGGAGCAGGAGCAGGAGCAGCCTCATCTTGCTCTTCCTTTTCCTTCTTTTCCTTCTTCATCAGTTCCATCCACTCATCATGGGAGGCGCAGGGCATAAACATCTTACCCGCACGATGCGTGCCTTCGCATCCCAACACCGTAGCACGCTCAGCAGCTTCTTCTGCACTCTCAAAAATGTCGTCAACTGCATTGTCATCTTCAGCCTTACGCATAGCAGTGATTTCCAGCGGACTGCGGCGACGATAACGGCGTCCGTAGCCTTTACCGGTCCCCTCTTCTAGAACATCGACTTCATGGTAAGCGCCCTTAGCATCCTCGTCCAAAGCGTCGTATGTATCAGTGTCGATAAGCTCACCGTCATCGACCATTTCCTTGAAACGGCTATCAGTTAGGAAAATCGAAGGCTTGTCACTCTGAGGCTTACGCATCATCGACATAATGATCGCTGCCTTTTCGTTAACTTCTTCGTCTTCCTTTTCTTCAGGGGCAGGCTCGGCGGCATCAGGCTCAGGATCTGCCGCAGCCTCTACCACTTCTTCAAGAGAGTCTTCCTCATCTGCTTCAAGAGATTCTTCCTCAGTTTCTTCAGGCTCGTCATCCTCATCAACCTTGAAACGGAACGCCCAGCCCATGCACTCCTTCCCCTTCTCATCCATGACCATAACCTTCTCCATCAGAAGTTGGTCATCCTCGGGGAGTTCAGCATAATCCTCTTCGGAAATAAGCTCACCAGCATCCTGCATCTCCTTAAACCGCATCTCGGTTAAGAAAATAGAATGCTGACCCTTCTCGTCCTCATGCCCGCCCTTCTCGGCGTCATGCATACCTTTTTCGTCGCTGTCTAATAGTGCCTGAATCTCTTCAAACTTCTGAAGGTCTTCGTTAAGATTTTCACTCATTATAAACTCCTACATCCTTTACAGAGTATCTTATTGAACACCCTCATCGGTGTCAATGGGGTCGGTAACGCTAATAACTGGAACAAAATCAAGACCTGCCAACGAATCAGCAACCTTAACCATAAGCTCATCATGTTCAACATTCGCAGAAAAATGCACATCGACACCATTATCTGTCTTGAACGAAAACACTGGAACGCCTGCAAGCGACGAAGACACATCAAGTGCCTCCGCATCAGAACACTTAATGTGAACAATAAATCCCGAAGTGGACTTTTCGCCTTGCTCCCCCGCCCGAGACATAGGGGCAGAAGTCAAATAGTCTTCAACGCCAGAGATCAACTGCAGCGTGGCTTCACGCAAGTCTCCAGCACCCCGTAGCTTCAACATCTCATTGTAGGCCATAAGCAGTAAAGCCATAGGGTCAGACAAGTACTCTGGCTTTTCACGCTTCACATACTCTCCATGACCCTTTTCTTCAGTCCCGCAAGAGCAACCACCCGTAGCGTCTTTAGATTCTTCAACTTCTACGCCCGCTAGATTATTGTTCTGAGCGTTAATGTTGGCGTTACCATCAAACCGCTTCAGGGCCTCTAGATACTCTTCATGCGTATCACACGGCAGGTAACCCGCTCCATGAGAATGGTAGCCAGAACATCCAAACGTCTTTGACCAAGCCAGTGCCACATTTGGAAGACCCCAAGTCCCCGGCTCGGGATCAGCGTCCCGCAGAGAATCAGGAAGCTCAGTATCATTATTCTTAACCATCATTGAAGGTGGAGCGGAATCACCCACAGGAGTGTACGAAACACTTGGCTTAACCCGAGTGGGCTTACCCACCATTAACTGATCATCATCCATAGAAAATGTCGCCATCCACGTCATATTCTCCCCGGTCTCAAAAATGACAGAGTTGCCGTCCACGCTAATAATCTTCACGGGCTTACGTAGCGCTTGAGAAAGGCCCGCAGCAATCATGGACGACGTGGCGTCGTCACGATTTGAGGGCTTATCAGTATCTTCTATATGCATTTTAGTTGCAGACCCTTCATGATTGTCTTTAACAGAAATTGTTCCAGTTAGCTGGTTAGCACCATGCAACACAGGCGAAATCTCGTACAGTTCTACTTCCTTCAAAAGGTTTGCCTGCAACGCTGCGTCGTAATTGGCGGTTAACGTTTTATATCCAATCGACCATTCCTGCTCATTGCCATAAAACGCCACATTGGCAAAAGCCTCTCTGCCCCGGTCGGTAGTTAAGTTGAACTGAACCTTTGCGTAAAGCCCCCCAATTTTGGCCTTCTTCATCTTTTCGGGCAGTCGTGGATCGGTCTTTGGGACCTCGTAAATTTCCAGAACTTTACCGATTGGCTGGTTCCAATCATGCCCCCAAACTACACGGGGCTTGCGGCGCTTCAGCGAGCTATTGAATGCTCCCGATAGAACAATGTCGTCAACAGAGTCTTTGTTCCCGATTCCGGACACAAACGCTTCAACAATGCCTTCTGCTTTGTCGACTCCGATCTGACCGGAGATGGCCTTGACCGTAAAGTCATCTTCCCTCTCAACTGCAGTTTCCATAAATGCGGTAGACATTGTTCTCCTTAATGTGCAAGGGCGCTCTCACTATATATTAGCAGCACGCTTGTAACTACTGTATTGGGTTTATATAAACTAACTGAATGGGTCTTTATATATAAGTTGTTGTGAAAATTACAACGCTGATTCGCTAGGAACGCTACTTGCCGGAGCCTCAATCTGGTCCGTACCCTGCACAGAACCCGCAGGAACAAACATGCCAGTCTCTTGGCTAAACTCAGCTACATCTTGATTGAACGCTGCTGCCCGCTGCTGGTCCAAAGACTGTCCCATCGCAGGCCCCGCCGGAGCACCAGGGGTGCCTGGAGCACCAGGGGCGCCCGGAGCACCCAAAGCACCTTCAGCAGCGATCTCAGCCTCCTGCTCAGCCTCAATTTCCTTCTGACTCTTTTCAGTATTAGCAATCGGAGTCTGATTAGGATTAGCTAGCAGCGAATCAGCAATATCGGAATCAACCCGCTTACGCCCAATCGCCTCACGATACTCATTCACACTAATAAGGCCCATCTGAAACTCAGACAAACTATGAGCAGCGCGCTCCTGGCTAGCCAAAACTAAAGTAGGAACGTTACCAGTATCAAAATCAATGTAATAAGAGTCATCAATCTTATCAAAAGACCTAGCAATCAGATCCAGATGGGGTGACATGGTTTCCATCCAGAACACTTTGCCTTCCTCTGCAGCATTAGCAAACGTTCGATTAGACGAGTTACCAATAATCGACTCGGGCACGCCAAATGCCGCCAAAATTTCTTCCTTGGTAATAGTACGCATCTGAATGTACGCTGCATCCCGAGGGCTAGCCGCAGTATCAACAAAATCCGCGCCATCATCCGACGAAATAACCCCAACCGCTCCTGCACGGCCAATGTTGCCTGCAAACCGAGACCGAAGCTCGTCTTTATCCGCCTCATCAATTTCACTACGAATCACTAGCAAGCCGCCAGGACGCCCATCATTAATTAAAAAGTTGCGGTTATAAATCTTTGCCAAACTCTCAACTTCAATGGCAACACCAGCCGCTTCCATGGGAGTCATCGACAAGTACGGATCAAGGGGATGCGGGCGGCGAATCCAAATAACATTCTCTGGCCTAATAACACGCTTCTCATGCTGGCCCAGCTTGACCTCAAACCCACTCACAAACTTCTTAATATCAGGAATAGGGGCAGTATCATTCGGTGGAAGTAAATGCAGCGCTACTGGATCACCGCCCCGCCCACGAACAATCTCCACAAAAACACCACGACTACTCATCAACAATTGAGCAGATAAACGGAACCTAAACGCAAACGAATTCTCACCAGTATTTGCAGTATTGTTAAACAACTTAAGCAAATCATTATCTTGGACAATCTCTCCAAACGGATTGTTGTCCTTGCGCAGTATCATAGGCAGGCGCGCTTGATTAGAAGCGATAACATCAATGCACCGATAAACCCACGTTACCTTAGATACGCCGTCCCTATAAGCCTTGCGAATATCCCACCCATCATGGTAACCGCCGTTTGCCGTCACACTCGGACTGTACGCCACCGGAGCGCCCACAGAAATCGGGGCAGCTTTAACTTCCGTTCCCGTCGCCATGGCGGATTTATTGGATGTGGAATTCCAAGCCATTACTCAGCCCCTAGTAAATATCCGTACAAACCGCACGCAAGGCCAGCACTTGCTAAACCCCACCCTAAACTTAGTATACTAATACCAGTGCCGATTAAAACGACAGAAACGCACATTAGTAGATGTGCAGAGTTATTGCGATTAAAAAAATTTGCCATGACTGTATTTTACAGCGAAAATGTAAAGGATTCAAGCACATATGAGCACCTCATCTCCAGACTGGGCCAAAATCCGTGAATATTTAGAACCAAAACGGTCAGAATACTGGATCGAAGAACCCTCACTCACCCAAAAAGTATTCCTAAAATCTATGCAAAAAGAAGTCTTATTTGGCGGGGCAGCCGGAGGAGGCAAGCTCATACAGGACAGTGAATATGTATGCACTCCAACCGGATTCAAGCAAGCTAGGGACGTTTCTGTTGGAGACCCGGTCTTGGGACGAGACGGAGAGACGTATCACGTCCTGGCTATCTCGAAGCAGCAGTTTGTTCCGGGGTGGAGGTTTACGTTCGATGATGGGTCAACCGCCGTCACTAACGATGAACACCTCTGGCTCACTTACAACGCACGCGAGCTGGAAGCCCTCACGAAGCGTTCTGACGAGTACAGAGCAAAGCGTCGAGAGACTCGGCCCAGTCGAGCAACCTACGGTCGCAGCGAGGCCCACAGTACCTCGGTGATCGAACGCAACAAGGCAGATGGGCACAAGCGGCGGATGGAGCCGCCTACCGGAACTGTTCGCACCACTCAGGAAATCGTAGACACGCTGACTGTTCGTGACGGGCGAGCGAACCACGCTATTCCTGTTGCCGACCCCATTCAGCTCCCAGACAGAGATCTCAAGCTAGACCCGTATTTGCTTGGGTGCTGGCTTGGGGACGGTTCTACTAACGCTGGGGCCATTACCGGGATGGACCCGGAAATCCACGACGCCTTTGCCAGTTGTGGGAAGTATGTCGCCCGAGACCCTATCGCCAAGCCGAACAACAAGGCTTGGACCGTTACCTATTCTGGACTTACCAAGGATCTGAGGGCTCTCGGCGTTTACGGCCGCAAGCACATCCCTCACGACTACCTCTGGGCGTCGGAAGGCCAGCGCCTCGCTCTCCTCCAGGGTCTCATGGACACCGATGGCAACGTCTCGAAGTCCAGCGTCGAGTTCGTTAACACCAACCAGAATCTGGTCGAGGGAGTTGCTCACCTGGCCCGCTCTCTCGGCATGAAGGTCAACGTCCGCGAAGGCCGAGCCAAGCTCAACGGCCAGGATTACGGCCCCAAGTGGATGGTGAAGTTCGCTGCCAACCGCATCGTCTTCCGTTTGCCTCGCAAGGCTCAGGCACAGAAGATCGCCACTCGACGGACCACAAAGTTCCGCTACATCAAGGAAGCTGAGCGCGTCCCTGCCCAGCCTATGCGTTGCTTCAAGGTATCATCACCTGACGAACTGTTCTTGGTGACAGAGAACTTCATCCCGACACATAACTCCTCAGCCCTCATCATGGCTGCTCTACAATTCGTAGATGTGCCTAACTACTCTGCAATCTTATTCCGTCGAACATACGCAGACCTTGCCCTCCCCGGTGCTCTCATGGACCGCTTCAGGGACTGGACCATGCAATACGACGATGTTCACTGGAACGCCAACAGCTACACAGCCACATTCCCCAGCGGCGCAAGAGTCACATTCGGTTACCTCAACAACGTCAACGACTACCTAAGATACAAGGGCAGCGAGTTCCAATTTATTGGTATGGACGAGGTAACAGAGATCAGAGAATCTGACTACCGATACATGTTCTCTCGTCTTCGTGGACCGGCATCAGGACCTCTATCAC